CAGCCTCTCAGGTTCGCACGCGGGCGGCGGCACCTGCCCCAAGCAAGGTGCCCGCCGCCACAGCGATGTCGGGCTATTCGACGTTCGCGCCGATGATGCCGAACTCGTAGGCCTTGGCGTAGAAGGACGCCTGGTACTGGACCACGAAGTTGATGAACACGTTGTCCTCGCTCGGCGTGGCGGTGACGAGCGGCTGCTCGCCAATCCACAGGCCGACCGGCGACTTCTGCGTGTCCACCACGAACCAGTCATCCGGGTTGGACAGCGGGTAGACAATCGGCTTGGCCCACGACTTCAAGGTGTTGATTTGCAACTCCTTGCTCGCCATGTCGGACAAGAGCAGCTGGCGGGCCAGTTCCTCGTTGGCCGAGCCGACGATCAGCGCATAGTCGCCGTCGCCCATGTTCATCGCCGTGCCCTGCTGGTTCTTGTACTGCCGCAGAATCGCACGCGCCAAGTTGAGCGTGTCGCGAGACAGCGCCGCCGTCAGCAGGTTGTCCTGCGTGCCCTCGCCCGACATGCCTTGCCGGTACTTCAGGCCCGTGTCCAGGAACTTCTTGCTCGCGCCGACCTGACCCGCGCCGGTACCGGCGGACGGGTGGTTCAGCGCGAACAGCCCGGTCAGGCCGTCGAAGTACATCTTGTTGATGTCCGCGGCAGCCGAGTTGGCCTGGCCCGCGCCGATGTCGCCAATCGCGCTCTCGGTCAGCCAGTCCACCTGCATCCGCGGCAGGCGGTGCTTCTTGACCCAGCCGCGCTGGAAAATCTTGCTGATGCCGCTGGTCAGGTCGGTGGCGTCCACGCTGGTGGTGGAGCCGGTGACCTCCTGCGACGGACCGCCCGCGTTGAGCGCGAGCAGTTGCGTCTGGCCGCCGGTGTCGATGAGGGTCTTACCGCAATCGGCGTACAGCTCGGTCGCGTTGGCAAGCGAATCCAGGAACGCCTTCTGGACGATGCGCTGCACATTATCGAGAGAATTGGCCATGACGAGCCTCCATCTGGGGTGGGAGCCGGGACGCGCACGCGCTGTCTAACGACTCGTGTCTACAAGAAAAACTGACCGCCCGCTGCCTGTTTGCGCAGGCGCGCATCGCGCTCCTGCCGGTCGGCATCGTAGTCCGATTGTTTCTTGACCCAGACCTCGCAGCCTTCCGGAAAGCCCACAACCTGGTGCTTTCCCTCCAGCGGCAGCCAGCCCTTCGCAGTCCACTTGGCTCGCAAAGTCGCCTTGCGGCCCTCGGGCAACGCGGGGTCCAGCAGCGCAGGCACCCAGCCTTCCGGCAGGCCCAACACGGTGCCCGGACGGAGAGAACTGGAATCGCCTTCTGCCTTCTTTTTCGCGCGCGCCGCGGCAACCGCTGCCGCAGATGGCATCTTCAGGACGGGCTCTTTGCCCGCCTTGGTTTCTTCCGTCTGCAGCTTGGGATCGTCGTCAGCCATCGGTTCCTCACTGACATGACGCTACGCCCAATGAAAAAAACTTTGCAAGAGTTGCTGTCAACCGCCGAGCAGCTTGGTCGCGGACTCCGCTGAAACCAAAGTACTTTTTCGCTTGCCGCTGAGCACGTCCTGCAACGCGGTGCTGCCGGTCTTGGCCAGGTCGGTGATGCGGTCCGTGATGGTCGGCTGGCCGCCGTTGTTGACCGCGCGGCACAGCTCCGGGTTGACCTTGACCCACGCCTCCAGCGCCTTCGCGCCTTCGGGCGTGCCGGGGTCCACGTCGGGCGCGTACGGCCGGAACTTCTCCAGCAGACCAAAGCGGTCCAGCGCGAGGTTGCGGCGGTCGGTCACCAGCCCCTTCTTGGTCGCGTCCAGCTCGGCGCGCTGCGCGGCGATTTCCTCGTCGAGCTTCTGCTTGTCGGTCAGGCCCTTCTGGCGCGCCGCTTCCGCGTCGTCGGTGGCCTTCTTGACCGACGCCGCCTTCTCGGCTTCCTGCGCGTCGAACTTGGCCTGCAGGTCGGCGAGCTGCTTGGCCAGCGCCGCAGCGTCCGGCGCTGCCGGCGGGACCGGCGGCACGGGCGGAACCGGGGGAACTGCCGGCGGGACTGGAGGAACGGCAGGCGGCACCGGGGGCACCGGGCCACCACCGCCCGGCGGCGGGTCGGCCGGGGACATCAGCGGGTGACGGAGGATGAAACGGTTCACAAGCATGGGGCTTACCTCGTTGGGTCAAAGGAAGACAGGATGGACTGCACCAGCCTTGAGTCGCCAACCGGCTCAAAGCGCGTGGGCTCGCCGCCGAGCACATGGCAGACGGCGAGCTGGCTCCAGCGCACGGCCACCGTCTGCAACGCGGCCTGCTCTGAATCCGTGGGCGCGATGGGGCTGTACCCCATGAACGCAAAGACTGTTGATGCCTTGGCGGAGTTGCGGACGCGCAGCGCCTGGCTCTTGCGGGTGCGACCGCCCGGCGTCGTCTCGCCGGCGCGTTTCGCGCCGAGCGTTGACCCGTTGTCAAAATCGATGCTGACCTGGCTTGCGCCCTTGTTGCGGACCTGCAAGCCCTGCCACATGCCGCCGGTGACGTGCGACGTGCCGAGCTTGACGCCGGCCGCGCGGTGGAAGTCATCGCTGGAGCGGAACACGGTCGTGTCCAGGCCGAGCTGCTTGGCGTATGGCTCGGACACCGTGTACGGCGTCTCGACCTTGCCCTTCTCGACTTGGCGCTGCAGCGAGCGGTGGTATTTCTGCAGGGCGCGCACCCGCTTCACGTCGTTGCCAACCACCGCCTGCAGTACGCGCGACGCCGCCCGCGGGATGCGTTGCGCCAAAATTGCCACCCGCTGCTGCTCGGTCAGGTACGGCTTGGCCGGCGTCGCCGTCTCGCCGCGCAGCTCCACGCGCTCCCGGATGTGGCGGGCGAGCTGGACGCCCATAATCATCGGTTGGGCAAAGCGGTCCAGCGCCGCGGTATCGGCCTGGACCTTCTTGGTGTAGCGGACGGTGACCAGAATCACGGCTGCACCGGCGGAACGGGCGGCACGGGTTTGGCGGGCGGCGCGCCAGGCGCGGTTCCGGGGTCAGCCGCGACCTTGCCGCTAAACACCACGCCGGCCTTGCGCGTCGCGTCCAGATTGGCCTGCACCTTGTCCGTCGCCGCCTTCAAGGTCATGCCCTTGCGCGTCGCCAGAATCTCCTGCGGGCACGTCAGCCCCAGTTCGACCTCGCCCTGCGCGTCCTTGCCGCTGCCAAAGTCGGGGTCGGTGTACTGCAGCTCCACGGTGGTGCCCTTGGGGATTTTCACCGCGCCCTGCAGGTTCAGGCAGTCGCCGATGAGCTCCACCAGCTCTTGCTCGGCGGCAAGGAAGATGCCGGCGTAGCGCTGCTTGGCGTCGTCGCGTTCATCGGAGTCGGCATCGCGCGCATCGCCGGTCACGCTGGTGTTGACCTTCATGAACGCGTCGGGCGCGAGGTCCAGCATCGAGCACATCTGGCGCAGCCGCGACTCCTGGTAGTTCGTCATCTGCGCAATCGGCGGCTGGCCCTGCACGATAGCCAGCTCCGGACCTGCGCCGCCGGACATGTCCATGTTGACCAGCGCCAGCACCTTGTCCGGACCTACCTGCATCTCGTCCACCAGCTGACCGGGCTGCGCGTTCTTAATGACCTTTTGGCCCCACGCCTGCATGTGCACCAGCAGTTCCGTGTCGCTCTCGGTCAAACACAGCGCAATCGCCATCTTCAGCACAGCTTCGTTGAGCGGCGCACACCAGCGGCCCGGAAGCGGGTCTTCGCCGCGCAACACGATGACCGGGATGCGGCCGAACGGGTTGACCGTCGAATTGCCGATGAACGGCTTCTTGCCGCCCGGTCCGTCGATGTAGATTTCCTGCGGCGTCATCACGAGCGTGCCGTAGACGACGGTCGCCAGCGCATCGTAGCTCGCGTCAATCGGCACCTGCAGGCGCACCATCTTGGCCGCGGTCAGGTCGCCAGCGTCCATCGCATCGTCGGGCGTCACGTCCACCTGCCACGGCTCGAACGCGTACAGCCGCACCTTGTTGGGAACGCCGGGGATTGGCCGCGCGGTGACGATGATGGTGTTTTGCACCAGCAGCTTACGGTGCACGTTGTGCAGGAAGCGGTCCACGTCGCTGCGCTGGTACACGTCCTTCAACTTGATGAACGGGTCAGTGTTCGCGGATGCCCTGTTGACGAAATTGCGCAGCACCGCCATCGAATACATGCCGCTCAGCTCGTGGGCGTACCGCCACACGAACGGCACGTAGCGCTCCTGAATGGACTCGGTCTTGGGGAACGCCTTCGCGAGTTCCGCCTTGATGCTGCTGAAGTCGTTGCGCATGAGCTGCGCCAGCTGGCGGCTCCGCAGCCGGAACTCGACGACGTTCCACGTCTCTGCCGGAACCCATGAAACTGCACCCGCCATCGCCTTGCCTCCGCGGTTAGTCTACAGCCAAGCCACCCCGCGCCAAGATGCTCACCAGTGCGGACGCCAGTCACCGTCCCCGCCGCGCGCGTTTTGCCCATCCGGCGAGCGTGTTTGCGGGTCGCTGGTTGGCGGGTGCACGCCGTCCGGACCGAGCAGATGCCGGCCTGGCAGACGGCCAGCGTGCAGCTCCTTGAACCGCGATCCGGCCACCACCGCGTAGCGCAGCGCGTCCACGGCGTGGTCGTGGGTGTTGTCCTTGGCGGGCACGTCGGTGGGCGTGCCGTCGCGGTCGGTCGTGTACCGGTAGGCGGACATCGACGGTACGATGCCCGCCACGTTGCCATCGAACAGGCGCGGCAGCGCGTGCGCGAACATCAGGCGCGGCTCGCCGACCACGGGGTTCAGCATGTCCTGGATCTCCGCGATGCCGTTGCGCACGTACTGGTCGTGCTTGGAAGTCAGCGGCATGACGTGCGTTTTTTTCACGCCGTAGATTTGCATCAGCCAGCGGTTTTCTTCCGGGATCGCGCGGTCCGGAGCGATGAGGAACGGCGCGGCCGCGCCGGTCAGCCCGTCAACCCACTGCTTGAAGTCGGCGCGGAAATGCCCGCGGCTTTCCGGCTCGCGCACCAGCTCCGCGGCGACGTACCAGCGGCCGTCCGGCGTGACCTGGATGGCGACGGCCACGGCGCGGTTCAGGCCCCAGTCCACGCCGATGACCCAGCGGCACTCGCTGTGGTGGCGCGCCGACCACGGCACGATGTGGCGATCCTCGCGGAACTCGCCGTAGACCGCGGACATCGGGCGCAGCGCCAGCGCCAGAACCTCCTGCTCGTAGCGCCGCACGGACATGGACGCCTTCCAGCCGTCGATGACTTCGCGGTCCAGGTATGGGTTGTGGTAGCTGGTGGCGCGCGCGCAGTAGAACTTCGGGTCGGCGAGCAGCTGCTTGTCGCGGAACAGCTTGACCACGCCGCGCAGGCCGTTGGGCGACGACGCGCCGGCAAAGCCCGGCCGCGGGCAGGGCACGCGGATGCAGCCGATCAGCGTCTCGTAGACCGTCTGCTCGTCCGTCTCCGACCAGCAGAACTCGTCCGCGTTGGCCCAGCCGAGATTGAAGCCGCGTACCTTGTCGATGCGCTCGAAACCCTGCCAGAAGATGGTGCTGCCGTTGTGCAGGTAAATGGCTTGATCATCAGCGGAAAACCGCCGAATCCAGTTGAAGCCCGTGGCGGCGGCCAGCGTGCGAAAGTGGATGCGCAGGAACGGCAGCAGCACTTTTTTTAGGTCGCGCTCGGTCCGCCCCAGCAGCGCGCCCTCCACGCCGGGGTTGACCAGCGCCTGCACCACCGCATCCAGCGTCAGCGTCCAGCTCTTGCCCGCGCCGCGGCCGGCGAGAAACAACCGGTTGCGCGCCCGCGAAGTCAGGAACTCGGCTTGCTTCTGGTAGGGCGCGTAGACCTGCGCCAAGTCCAGCTCCGGCGCGGTCAGTTCGGTTGCGGCCATCAGCGTGCCTCGATGAGATCGCCGCCGGCGGCAGCTTGGCCGGGGACGAGCACGCCGTCCGGCAGTTGCGGGCTGGGTCGGACGGCCGGGCTTTCCAGCCGGAGCACCAGCGATACCGACGACTGGCCGGGCACGACGGTTTGCTTCTGCGCCAACTCGGCGAGCTTGGACACGCGCTGGGTCAGCCGGTCCATCTTCTCCAGGTACATCATGTCGTCGATGCGGCCCGCCATGTACGCTGCTTCCAGCACTTGCATCTGCCGCGCCACCAGCACAGAGCCATCGCCCACGGACGGGTCTTTGGTGGACGCGCGCTGCAGCTCGGCGATGTCCAGCGGCACCGGCGGCTGATGCTCCGGCAGGCCAGCACCCCGCCGTTCGTTCAGGCGGTCTTCGCGCCGCAGCAGCGCATCCGCCGCGCGCCACGCGTTGGGGTCTTTGCTCGCCGCCTTGTCGGTGACCTGCTGCAGCCAGCCCTTGACGCGTTCGCCGCGCGCCTGGTCAAGCTGCGCCGCGAGCTGGCGGTATTTCGGACGCGTGTCCTTGAGCCACGTGGCGAGCGTCGCACGCGAGATGCCGGCGGCGTCGGCGGCGTGCTCCGGCGATGCGCCGATCCGGACCGCAGCCTCCAGCGCCGCCACGACTTCCGGGGTCAGCTTGGAGGGTCTGCCGGTTTTTCCAACTCGTGCCACGCATCACTCCTGGTCCTCCACGATTCGCCGGTACAGCCCCAAGGTCAAGAGTTCGGGGGCGGCAGGGGCGGACGGTGCCGGTGCGATGGGCTGGCCATGCAGGCTGAAGACCTGCGCGCCGCCCTGTTGCGCGGCGAGTGTGTTGGCGATGGCCACCGCCGCCTTCGCCTCGTCTTGGCGCTTGGGTTGCCGCCGGCGGGTACGCACCGTGTCCACCTGCGTGCCGCCGTTTTTTTTTGGCCTACTCATCGCCGACCCACCGGGCCAGCCAGCGGGAACCCACGAGCGCGGCCCGACCTGCGGCGACTTGCGCTTTCCAGACGACCTGAGTCACGCGCGCACGCGCACGAGAGTTTTGTCCAAAAAGTGCGGGGCGAGGGCTCGGCTTTGCCCCCCCCGTCTTGAAAAATCGCCTTGCGTTACGCGGTGTTGACTTTCCGACAGGGCGGGCACGGGGCGGCGACTTTCTGGACAACTGGCTGCCAACGGCGTGCAACTGCTGCTGCAGGGTGCGCAACCGGTGCCAGTTCTGGAGGATGAAGCGGTTCACTTGGGGCCACTTCGTGTACGGAATACGCTGCATCAGTCGCCTCTGGTGTAGGTTCGATGGCCTTGGCGGGCAGGAACGGTGACATCGTGCTCGCGGCACAGCCGCTCAACAACATCCTTCTTGCAGCCGAGCTGCTGCGCCACCGTGCGGAACCACAGCGTTCGCGTCGTGACAGCAGGCGTGGCTGCCGCCACAGCCAGCAGGTCAGTCAGTTGCGGTTCGTGGGCTTTGGGCATCACAACCCCAACGCCAAGGTGGGCCGCGCTGGCCGTCCGTCGATGCGCGACCACAGCTGGTCAGCGATGTCAGCGCCGCCCGCGCTTGGCGCTTGGTTGCCCAGCGCTTCCCAGCCGTCACGCGCTGCACGCGCGAACAGCTCCACGCGCGGGCCGCGCCGCCCGGCGCTGACGTGCTCGATCAGCTCGTACACCGCGCCCGGCTTCTCCGAATGCGCACCCTTGGGTGCGAAGATGACCGATTGTGGCCACGCCTTCTCCGGCACGCTCGACGCCCCACGCGAGCACAGGAGCAACTGCTCGTGCATCTTGCGGGCATACTGGCCCAAGCCCTTGCTCGGCTTCACCCAGACCCAGCTGCAGACGTAGCGAAAGCCCCAGGCGCGGGCGACGTGCAGGGCATCGGGCAAGAAGTTGTCGGTCGCCCACAACCACAGGTGGGCGTTGGCAGCGGCGAGCTGGCCGACCGGCAGCTTGGCGATGTCCTCGGTCATCATCAACGGGTAGTGGTTCTGCGCGCCGCGGTGGCCGCCGCCAGACTCCATCCACGGCGGATCAGCGAGGATGACGCCGGGACGTTGGATCAGCGCAGAACCGCCGGAATCCACGTCGATGATCCGAGATTGGCCGGTCATGGCGACGCCTCCACAATGGCAACGGGAACGACAGCGACAGGACGCCAGAAGCGCGCGCCCGCAAGTTCTTCCCACAACTTCATCGACCGCATTGGAGCCTCAATAGGCCCGTGCCAGACGTGCAACCAAACAACCTTGTCGCGGATTTCGATGACGAATTCGCCGCTTGCCATACCTGCTCGAAACGGCATGTTGAGCGGAATCGGCTCCACGTTCGCATCGCGCCACCGGTCGCAGTCGTCAGCGAGCTGCAGCGCTTTCTTCCGCTCTCCCTGCCCGCACCCCCACGGCGAAACACGCGGTTGCGCCCAGCATGACGCAACGTCGTCGTCTTGCGTCCAAACGGGCGGATTGCGTAGGCAAACCGTCTCGTTCGCAAACACGCAATCCCTGCATTTCACGACCAATGGCTCTGTCATCGGGTGGCCTCCATCGTCGCCAGCGGTTTGTCCCAGTCGTTCGTGAGCTGCGCGGCCCGCATGAGCAGCTGCAGCACGGAAACTTCCGTTGCCTGGTCTTCCCAGACTTCCAATCCGCCGATCGCCTCCGCCAGCGACACCTTGCCGCCCGGCGGCGCGGGCGCGCTGGATGTCTCGCGATCGCCGAGCCAGTTCAGCAGGTCCACGCAGCGCTGCCACGCCACCAGCTGGACGGCCGCGTTGGTGGCGTCCACCCAGCGCCGCTGCGGCCCATGCGGCAGCACCAGCATCGCGGCGCGCTCGCAGGCAAGGCACAGGGTCAAGCGCGGGTCTTCAGCGCCTTCCCAGTCGTCGGGGCGAACCCAGCCGCACTGGCGCACCAGCAGCAGGGCTTGGCGCAGCGTTTGGCGTGCAACGAGTTGAACTGGGGTGTCGGTCGTCATGGCAGATCCTTTCCAAGTTCGCGCAGCTTCGTGCGCCAGAAGTCCGACGAATAGCCAGGTTCGGACGGGTAAAAGAGTCGCTGCGCATCCAGCAGAGCGAGCGCATCTGGCGTCACGAGATCAGCAACCTGGCTACGCATCCAGCTCGCTCGCTCGCAAGCGTGCCGCCCGGCTTCCTCCATTGCGGTCCAGTGCAACTGTCTGTCTGCGTCGGCCTGCGCCAGATAATCGTTTGCTTCTGCCAGAGTAGGAACCGACACAACGCCCGCGTGCAGCAGTAGCGGCACATCGCGTTGCAGGCGGTAGGTCACAGCTGCGATGCGCCGTTTCGCTCTGGCGGTGGTATCGGCCATCACGCTACCTCGCTCGCGGTTTTGGCTTCGCGCCACGCCTTCAAGACATCACTTTCCCGAAGCACCAGAAACGGGACAATCCGCGCACGACCGCCAGCTGGCGCATCGACACCAGCGAATCCGTTCACGACGCTTTCAACCGCGACCATCGCCGCCAAAAGCGTTGTGAATCCAGAGCCATTCTCGGCGAGCACAGGCGAGACGCCGCACGGGCTATTGCCGTGGTACGGGTAATTTGCCGTCTGGTGGCCACAGTGCTGCACTTCCCAACCGCTCGTGTGTAGCCACAGCGCACAATGCGTCGGCGTGCCTGGCGGGTTCTGATTTTCCCAACCGTCCCGCCGCATCACGCCACCTCGCTCGCCATCGCAATCGCGACCCTCAAACTGTCCACCCACACCGCATCCGGCGTGAGCACGAACGACGTGCCTTCCGCCTCCAGCAGCAGCGTCCGCGCCACCTCGTTGCCGATGGCTTCCGCCGTGCCCACGGGCACACTGTTGCCAATCTGCTTGCGCCATACCGCATCGCTCTTGCCTTCCAGCACCAGCGGCGCGCCATCGGTGCCGAACACCGGGTAGCCCTGCAGGTGCGCCAGCTCCAGCGTCGTCAACGGCCGGTGCCACGTGCCGTCAAGCGCGATGACGAGCGGCGGCGGGTCCAGCTTCGCATCCGGCTCGGGCAGCGCACGCGGATCGGCGACAGTCCAGTAGCCGGTGTCCACCTTGGCGCTGGCGGTGACGGCGTGGGCCGTGTCATCCCAGCCATTCACGCCGTAGAAGCCGGCGTTGGCGAACGCGGCACCCTTGTCGCGCCGCATCGGCGTGCGCGGGTCAGCCACCGAATACGGGCCGGAGCCAGGCGCGGCGTTGCCGATCACGGTGCGGGCGGTCTCTTCCCAGCCGACGACGCCATACGACTGAAACGTGCCGGTGGTCTTCACGCGTGGGTCTGCCACCGCGTGCGCGCCGCTCTGGATGTCCGCCGTGCCGGTCACCGTGCGCGACACGTCGCTCCAGCGCTGCACGTGCATCTTGCCGCTGTGCTGGCCGAGCTGCTG